CATGCATGAGCACGCGCAAGCGAGCACGCCGATCCGACAGCCCAGTACCTTGCAGGGCTGCCGTGAGCGGTTGGCTGCGCTTCAAGATGAGATCGCGTCCATACGGATCCAGATCGCCACGACCGACATCCGTCGCCAGACAGAAAAGAAGTCGCTCGATGCCACCTGGTTCCACCGAGCCAAGACGGCGCTGCGCCTAAAACTGCAGGAGCTCGCGCAGTTGACCGCTCACATGGCCAAGCTCAACGCGGCTGAGCCGGGGGGCCATCGAGAGCGGTTCAAGGATGCGCTGATTGAGGTGCTGCGTGCCGACTGCGACGATGAGCGCTGGCAGTCAGCGGTGAACCGAGCCCGGGAGCTTCACGCCAAGCAGGGGGTGCAGCATGGCTGAATTGCCTAGCATCGCCAGCCCCACCCGTGAGGCGATCTTCGCTGCCTACGAGGCCGATGCGGGAGACGGGTTTCGTGGGCACCTTGGTGCCTCCTTGATCGGCAAGGCATGTGAGCGCGCCCTCTGGTTTGATTTCCGCTGGGTCACCCGTGCCCGGCATCCTGGCCGCCTTTTGCGCCTTTTTGAAACCGGCCAGTTGGAAGAAGCCCGGTTGGTTCAAAACCTGCGCCGCACCGGGGCGACTGTTCTGGAAGTTGATCCGGACACGGGCCGGCAGTTCCGAATCGAGGCTCATGGCGGCCACTTTGGGGGCTCGCTCGATGGCGTGGCCATCAACTTGCTGGAGGCACCCAAGACCTGGCACGTGCTGGAGTTCAAGACGCACTCGGTTAAGAGCTTCAATGACCTGATGGCCAAGAAAGTGCGCGAGAGCAAGCCGCTGCACTTTGCCCAGATGCAGACCTACATGAACCTCATGGGCTTGACCCGTGCGATGTACCTGGCCGTCTGCAAGGACACCGACGACGTTTACGTCGAGCGGATCGAGGCAGATCCAGCCTTTGCGCAGGGCCTATTGGCCAAGGCGGAGCGAGTCATCTTTGCGGCCACCCCACCGCCGCGCATCAGCACAGATCCTGCCTGGTACCAGTGCCGCATGTGTGACCACGCACCGGTCTGCCACGCGGACGCACCAGACGCTTCCGCCCCCGAGATCAATTGCAGAACCTGCCTGCATGCGACACCCGTCGACCGTGGGTGGCACTGCGCACGTCACGACCGCCGGTTGACCGAGGCCGACCAGCGCGCTGCCTGCGCCATGCACCTCTTCATCCCATCGCTGGTGCCGGGCCAGCAAGTCGACGCCGGCGATGACTGGGTCGAGTACGAGTTCGCCAGTGGGAATCGCTGGCGCGACACCGGTATGAACAAGTATGCGAACACCTTTTAAGGAGCACCAGCATGAGTCTGACCCTTCGCCCCTATCAAAGCGGTGCCATTCAAGGCATCTACAACTACTTCCATGAGGACACCGGCAACCCGCTGGTGGTCATCCCGACCGCTGGCGGCAAGTCGCTGGTGATGGCCACCTTCGTCGAAGGTGTGCTGAAGGCCTTTCCCGATCAGCGCATCCTGATCGTGACTCATGTGCGGGAGTTGATCGAGCAGAACTACACCGAGATCAAGAAGCTCTGGCCACAGGCTCCTGCGGGCATCTATTCGGCCGGTCTCAAGCAGCGCGATATCCATGCCCGAATACTTTTTGCCGGCATCCAGTCGATCCACAAGCGGGTCTATGACGTCCAGCAGTGTGACCTGGTGCTCATTGACGAGGCGCACCTGATTCCGCGCTCGAGCAACACCATGTACCGGCGCTTTCTGTCTGACCTGGCCCGGCTCAACCCCCAGATGAAGGTGATTGGCCTAACCGCTACACCGTACCGGTTGGACTCAGGCCTTCTGCATGAGGGCGATGACGCCATCTTCACCGACATTGCCTATGAGGTGTCGGTGCGCGAGTTGATCGACCAGGGCTACCTCTCCCCGCTGATCTCCAAGCGCATGGCCACCCAGATTGACCTGACCGGCGTGGGCACCCGTGGCGGCGAGTTCATTGCCAAGGACCTGGAGGCGGCGGTCGATAAGGACTCAATTACCCAGGCCGCCGTTGACGAAATCTTCTCCTACGGCAAGGACCGCAAAAGCTGGCTCATCTTCTGTGCCGGTGTGGACCATGCCTACCATGTGCGCGATGCGATTCGTGCGCGTGGCGTGAGCTGCGAGACCATCGTCGGGGACACACCCGGTGCGCAGCGTGAGTCCATCATCAATGACTTCAAGGCTGGCAGGATTCAATGCCTGACCAACGCTAATGTGCTCACCACCGGGTTCAATGCCCCAGGCGTGGACCTGCTCGCCATGCTGCGTCCAACGAAGTCGGCTGGGCTGTATGTCCAGATTGTGGGTCGCGGCTGCCGGCTGGCGCCTGGTAAGACCGATTGCCTGGTGTTGGACTTTGCCGGCAACATTGCCCGCCACGGCCCCATTGATGCCGTCAAGCCCAAGCGGCCCAAGGGCGGTGAGGATGGCGTTGCGCCCACCAAGGCCTGCCCCGAGTGCGACAGCATCGTGCACGCCGCGGTGCGCACTTGTCCTGATTGCGGGCATGTGTTCCCGCCGCCCGAACTCAAGATCGAAGCCAAGGCCAGCAACCTGGACATTTTGACCTCCGGCAAGTCCGAGTGGGTGCCGGTCACCCGGGTCTCCTACGCCCGACATGACAAGCCGGGCAAGCCGCCGTCACTGCGGGTGGACTACTGGAGTGGGCTCACGCATCACAGCGAGTGGATCTGCATCGAACACCAGGGCTATCCGCGCCAAAAGGCAGCCTCCTGGTGGGCCAACCGCGCCCAAGGCTTGCCGCTGCCCCGCCGGGTGGATGAGGCGATCGCCTGCGCAGCCAAGCTGCGCTGCCCCTCAGAGATCGCCGTCCGCCCCAGCGGTCGCTACACCGAAGTCGTCGGAGCCCGGTTTCCATGATGTGCGTGATCTGCCGCAGGGATGCCCGCGGCTATGGATTCGCACCTCGCTACATCCGTGTGGACGCGCCAGACAGCAAACAGTGCTCTAGGCGCTGCCAGAACATCACTGCAAGGTTGAAGGGAATGATCGATCCAAACAAACACGAAGCCAATGCGCTGGCAGCCGCCGGCATGAGCGCGGGCGCCTATGTCGAGGAGATCGGCAAGACCGACCTGGCAAGCTGGACCGAGCAGGAGTGGGCGACGCTCATTGATGTGACCGTCACCGCATTTCAAGACTTTCTGCGCCAGGCCTATGCCGATGACCCACCGTTTTAAGGAACGCCATGACAAACAAGAATTACATGGCGCAATTGGGCGCCACCCTGGTCGATCGCGGCTTTCCGATCCTGCCGATTCAACCCAACACCAAGAAGCCGGGTCTTTACAAGCTTGGCGCTTGGCACGAGTACCCCAAGTGGAGTCGGCACTGCGAGCGTGACACCACCGACAACGAGGTCGACATCTGGGGCAACTGGCCCGAAGCCGGCATCGGTATCGCCGCGGGGCGGGTGATCGGCATTGACATCGACATACTCGATTCGCCCACCATTGCGCTTGAGATCGAGGCGCTGGCCAAGCGGATGCTGGGCGATACACCTGCGGTTCGCATTGGCAATGCGCCCAAGCGACTGCTGGTCTACCGAGCCGTGCAGCCGTTCTCCGGCTTCAAGTACCCGCCCATCGAAGTGCTGGGGGTCGGCCAGCAGTTCATCGCCTATGGCATCCACCCCGATACCGGCAAGCCCTACGACTGGCCAGTGAGTACCTTGGCGGACCTGAGCCCTGATGACTTGCCCGGCATCACGGAGGCCCAGGCCCGAGAGTTCGCCAAGGAGGCGTACCGTCTGATTCCGGCCGAGTTTCGCCCAAAGACCCTGGGCGTTGGCTTGCGTGCCCCTATGGAGTGCGCCAACCTTCCTGAGCAGCGTGGCACCTATGAGGCTGTCGAAGATGCCCTCAGGCACATCGTCAACGCCGATCTGGATTACGACAGTTGGGTCCGTATCGGGATGGCCACCAAGGGTGCGCTCGGCGATGAGGGCTGGCCCTTGTTTGAGGCATGGTCCGAAAGCTCGCACAAGAATGATCCCAAGACGACGGCACGCAGTTGGCGCAGCTTCGCCCCCCAGCGCATAGGCGCCGGCACGATTTACAAGCTGGCGCTGGACAACGGCTGGGAGCCCGACGCCGAGATGCAGTTGAACGGTGAAATCGTCATGAACGGACACCACCCGGCGCGTGAGTTTCTGCAGGCGCTGCAAGCCGCTGACCCTATTTCCATTGAGCCCCAGGAAATCTCACTGCCTCCACCCAAGCCTATGCCGGTCGGTTGGGATCAGGTGGGGGGTGTGATTGCAGACATGATGGCTTTGATGGCAGCGACGGCCAAACGCCCTCAGCCGGTGCTCGCACTCGGTGCGAGCCTGTGTGCGATCGGGGCACTGATGGGGCGTAAGTACCGGACCGAGAGCAACATCCGTTCGAACCTTTATGTGGTTGGCATCGCCGAGAGTGGTGCCGGCAAAAATCACAGCCGCGTGGTGATCAACGAGCTGTTCCGCAAGGCCAACCTGCTGCAGTACCTGGGTGGCAACAAGATCGCATCGGGCTCAGGCCTGTTGACAGCCATCCAGCGCCAGCCAGCGATCCTGTTCCAGCTTGACGAGTTCGGGATGTTTCTCTCGGCAGCAGCCGACCGCAAGCGCTCGCCGCGCTATGTGTGCGAGATCCTGGACCTTATGACCGAGCTTTACACCACCTCGGGCACCACCTATTTCGGGGTCGAGTACGCCAGCACCCAACACAACAACGCCCACCGGGCTATTCACCAGCCGTGCGCCTGCATCTATGGCACCACGACGCCTTTGCACTTTTGGCAGGCGCTGCAGGCGTCCAACGTGGCGGACGGATCGCTGGCCCGCTTTCTGATCATGGAAAGCGAGGACGACTTCCCGGACAGCAACGAGGCGTTTGGCGTCATCGACCCGCCCCAAGACCTGATTGACCGGCTGATCCTTATCCACCAGGGAGGGGGCAAGCTCAATGGCAATCTCACGGATGTGGGTGCCATCGACGAGGTGCTGGTGGATCCCCGCGTGGTCCCGATGACTCCGCAAGCCAGAGCCACCTTCCGCCAACTTGACCAGGAGTTGGTCGAGCGCCTTCGTACATCGCGAGGCACCGGGTACTCGTCCATTCTTGCCCGGATCGAGGAAAACGCCACCAAGCTGGCGCTCATTCGCGCGGTCTCGCGTGACCCAGTGGACCCCCAGATCGAGGATCACGATGCCGAGTGGGGGATCATGCTGTCGCGCCACTGTGCCGAGCTCACGATCCGTGAAGCATCTGCCCGTGTGTCCGAGAACCAGGTGGAGTCCCACCACAAGCGGGCCATGCAGATCCTGCGGGATGCGGGCATGGCTGGTATGTCCAAGAGCGACTTCACCAGGCGCACCCAGTTCATGGACCACCGCCAGCGCGACGGGGTGTTGCGCACCCTGGCTGAGGCCGGGCTGATCGAGATGATGGCCTTACAAAGCAAGGGTCGCCCGGCCCAGTGGATCAAGGTCCTATGAGGTGCGGGCAGCGCCCGGATGGGCTTGCTTCAGTAATTTCATCTTTCAAACCCCCCACTAGAGATACACATATAAAAAGTGGGGGCCTAGCGCCTCGCGCGCGCGAAGCCCCCCAGACAGAGACAGAGAGAAGGTGAACTAGATTGAAATAAATAAATATTGAAATATCTCTCTACTACTCCAAGGCCCATGCACTTGGCGTTGAAAGATGAAAGATTGAAGCCGGCCCTGGTTACTGCCACGTGAGCCGCTTTGACTTCCCCGAAGCCGTAACAGAAACGGACATGAGGGAGCCGCACCAGCCCTGACCCGGCGATGCCTGAGCTCCTCCAGGTCGCTTGAACAAGTTGGCACGAGCGCTTGTTCGCACCCTTGGAGGACTTCCCCGATGCATCGCACACAAGATTCACAACCCAACGCCACACCCCAAGCCGTTCTGGCGCTGGACCTGGGCACCACGACTGGCTGGGCTCTGAGCCTTCCTGATCGCTCGGTCACCCACGGCTATGTCAGCTTCAAGCCCCAGCGATTCGAGGGTGGCGGCATGCGCTACCTGCGCTTTCGTGGCTGGCTCGATGAACTCCTGGCTACGACGGCCCCGAGAGGCGCCGCATCTGGGCTGGACGCGGTTTATTTCGAGGAGGTGCGCCGTCACCTTGGGGTCGATGCTGCGCACGCTTATGGCGGCTTTCTGGCAACGCTGACCAGTTGGTGCGAGCACCAAAAGATCCCGTACCAGGGCGTTCCCGTGGGCACGATCAAGCGACATGTGACCGGCAAGGGCAACGCGGGCAAGTCCGAGATGGTTTCTGCTGTGCGTGCCCGAGGCTACCTGGTGGCTGATGACAACGAGGCTGATGCCTTGGCTGTTTTGGACTGGGCATTGGCGCAAAACGCCGGGCGCACTGCGGGAGGTGCCCGCCATGGCTAAAAAACCGGTCACGCAACCCCTCGAGCACGGCAGTGTCGTTCACCTGGCTGGCGGCCGGCTTGCCGAGTGGAACAGCCTCGCCGAAGAGGGTACGAGCTACCGCACCGAGCACTTTCGCTGCATCGACTCCCTGGGCATCTTGCTGCGCAACGGCTCAATCACGCCTCAAATGCACGACGCAGGCCAGGACTTCAACCGAACCTTTGTCTTTGCCCAGATGGATCCGGCAGGCGCTCCGCCGCTCACCCGCATTCCCGGTGGCCAGTGGAAGGACAGCATGACCGAGCGTGTGGTCTGGGCGCGCAAACGCATGCATGAGGCGCTCGACGCAGTAGGCGGAATCAGCAGCCCGGGGGGCTGCGCCGTTTGGCATGTGGCAGGTCTGGGTCGCAGCGTGAAAGAGTGGTCTGCCGTTGAGGGGTGGAACGGTCGAACGCTCAATCAGTACGAAGCCAAAGGCATCCTGGTCGGTGCGCTCGCGGTGCTTGCAGTTCACTACGGATATTCACGCTGAAAGTGCTTGACCGATATATATCGATGAGATACGATTCAGCTAATCACTCAAATCACGCCCACCCAGTTCGACTCGGTGGGCGTTTTGTTTTCTGCCCTTCAAACCCGCCCCATGCACCCGGTGCTGCGAGGCGGGTTTTTCATTTCAGGCCTTCATGAACCCCATCAAACTCGAATACCGCGCGGTCGATTCGCTGATCCCCTATGCGCGCAATGCCAAGCAGCATTCCGACGCTCAGGTGGCTCAGATCGCCGCCAGCATTCGTGAGTTTGGCTGGGGTGCACCCATCCTGATCGATGGCGCGAACAACGTCATTGCCGGCCATGGTCGGCTGCTCGCTGCTCGCAAACTCGGTCTTGCCGAGGTTCCCGTGGTGCCCATGGAGCACCTCACCGACACCCAGCGCCGCGCATTGATCCTGGCCGACAATAAGATTGGTGAGAACGCATCTTGGGAGGACGAACTGCTTGGCATCGAGTTGTCCGAGTTGAAGGACGCTGGGTTTGACCTTGGCCTCACTGGCTTTTCCACCGAGGAATGGGAGGCGCTGATTGCTGGCGAAGAGAAGACCCAAGACGGTTTGACCGATGAAGATGCAGTACCTGAGGTCACCGAGTCTCCGGTCTCCAAGCCAGGTGACATCTGGGTGCTCGGTGAGCACAAGCTGCTCTGCGGCGATGCAACCAAGGCCGACGACTATCAAGCCTTGCTCGGCGAGGAGTTGGTGGACATGACCTTCACCGACCCGCCTTACAACGTGAACTACGCCAACACCGCCAAGGACAAGATGCGCGGCAAGAACCGCCCCATCATGAACGACAACCTGGGCGAAGGGTTCGGCAGCTTCTTGTTCGACGCTTGCGACAACATCCTCAACCGTACCAAGGGTGCGGTGTACATCGCCATGTCATCAAGTGAACTCGATACCCTGCAAGCTGCGTTTCGCGCTGCAGGTGGCAAATGGTCCACCTTCATCATCTGGGCCAAGAACACCTTCACCCTTGGCCGCGCCGACTACCAGCGGCAGTACGAACCCATCCTCTACGGCTGGAAAGACGGCACCGATCACTACTGGTGCGGTGCTCGCGATCAGGGTGATGTGTGGAACGTGAAGAAGCCTGCAAAGAACGACCTGCACCCCACCATGAAACCGGTGGAGTTGGTCGAGCGAGCGATCCGCAACAGCAGCAAGACCCGGGACCTGGTGCTGGATCCCTTTGGCGGCTCAGGCTCGACCCTGATTGCCTGCGAGAAGTCTGGACGCAGAGCCCGAATCATCGAACTCGACCCCAAGTACGTGGACGTGATCGTCAAACGTTGGGAAGAGTTCACCGGGAGAAAAGCCACCCGGCTGGGAGAGCCTGCGGATGAGGCACTCGCCGAGGTTGATCAGGCTGAGATTTTGTAGATCCGGTCGCCGCCGGATTCTTTGCTGGACTGGATGTCCAGTCCTAGTTTCTTTTTGAGTGCCCCGGCCATTGCGCCGCGCACGGTGTGCGGTTGCCAACCAGTGGCCTCGCAGATTTGATCGATGGTGGCGCCCTCGGTTCGCTTGAGCATCGCGATCACAGTGGCCTGTTTGCTGGTCTCGCGGGTTCTGACCGCTCGATGCTCAATGAACGGTGGCTTCAGGCCCAATGCCTCGTAGCCCGCCTTGGTGACGACGGTCTCGCGCTTGACCTGAGCGATGAAGCCGCCCTTGCGCAGGCTCTCGGTGACTTTGTCTTTGGCCCCACCCTTGAGGGCATCTGGAAACCAAAGGACCTTGCCCTGTGTCTGGGCCAGAGCATGCGTGAGGATGGCGTGCTGGGTGGGGGTGAGTTTGCTGGACATGGTGGTTCCTTGCGGTTGTTGATGACGTTCGTATGAACGCTCTTCTTCCCGATGAAGCCAAGTCAATCCAGAGCTTTTGTCGCTTATTTCTTGATTAACACCCGACATGCCTAGAAGTGCCCCAACTCCGTGCCGCTACCCCGGCTGCGGGGCGGTACTGGCAAGCCCGGGCTTTTGCCCCCAACACCGAGCCAGCGCACACCGTGATTACGGACGGGCCAGGCGTGGCTTTGATACCGAGGTCGGCTTCTACCAGTCCAAGGACTGGCGGGTGCTTAGGGCGGCGGTGCTTCGTGAAAGCCCCCTGTGCCTGGCGTGCAAGGACCACGGTCGCCTGATTGCGGCTGGGGTGGTGGATCACGTGGTGCCGCTCAAGGACGGCGGTGCCCGCTTTGATAGGGCCAACCTGCAGCCTCTCTGCGTCTCTTGCCATAACCGCAAGACGGCCAGAGAGACTGCCGGCCGGCGCTAAACCCCCTTGCCCACGAGGTAGGGGGGTCGAATCTCTACGGTTGGGCGGCGCAGATGCGCTCGCCTGCCCAAATTTTTGCGCGTGCAAATTGAAAAACTTTTTTTTGGACAACCCAATGCCAGAACTGACCGCTGAACAGGCCTACAAGGCAGACTTAGCCGAGATCGAAAGGCTAGATGCAGTGTCGTGGATCTCGGCGGGGCCGGAAGACATGTCTCCGGCCCAGGCGGAGGATCTGCGCGCAATGGACTTGTCTGAGCTTTCGCAGCTTGTAGTCCAAGCCGAAGAGTTGGAGCCACATGGCCGGCCGTAAACCGTTGCCTGTGGCGGTCAAGAAGATCAAGGGCACGCTTCAGAAGTGCCGAACCAATCCGCACGAGCCCCGTCCAGGCGGGCGGTTGGGTGAGCCACCTGAGTACATGTCCGATATTGCCAAGGAGGCCTGGATCTATGCGGTGGAGAACGCACCGCCGGGGTTGCTGTCGTCACTGGACGCCTCGGTGCTGGAGCGTTGGGCCAATTGTGCTGGCCTGTACCGCGAGGCGCTTTCTAAGATTAACCGTGCCGGTGTGGCCGGCATGATCATCAAAACGCCCAGCGGCATCTTGCGCCGATCGCCGCTGATGGATGTGATTCGCGACCTGGCTGCGGAGATGAAGGGCTACGAGTCGGAGATGGGGTTCACACCCGCATCCCGCTCGCGGGTTCAGATGCCACAGGAGTCGGTCGACACGAACGATCCCTGGGCAGAAATCGCTGGCTGAGGATCAGGTCGATGATTGGTTGAGGCGCAGCATCAGCGTCATGGGGTGTGCGGGTGACGCCTTGAAACCGTAGTGCTCGTAAAACTGGCGGGCACGATCGTTGAGTGCATGCACAAGCATGGCTCGCACACCTGTGTTTTGCGATACCAGCACACAGCGCTGCAGTGCATCCTGAAGCAAGGCTGCCCCCAACTTCATTCCTTGTGCCCGGGCATCGACCGCCAAGCGGGCAAGGACCATCACCGGCACCGGATCGGGCATGTTCTGACGAATGGACCGTGTTGCGTCTTGGTGCGCGACGGCTCCTGCTGCTAATGCGTAGTAGCCCATGACTTCGCGCTCATCGGTCGTGACAACGAACGTGCGGCTTGCACCGCTGGTTTGGTTGCCCAGCGCGCGGCGCTTGAGCCATTCATCGAGCGTCGATTCACCGCAGGCGAATGAACTGACCTGGTGATCGGGCGACAACGACTCCGGGGCACGCAAGTTCATGCGCCAACTTTCCAAGGGGCCTTGACCGCCAGCAAGCGCTCAAGTCCTGGGTTAGGTTGTACCGGCGCATCCAGCATGGCCGTGAACTCCCGGAACTTGGCGTCATCGAGGCTAAAGAACACCTGGTCAAGGAGCACCGACTGAGCCTTGTCGCAGGCAGCTTCCAGCATGAAGTCAGAGCGGTTTTTTCCAAGCAGGTGCGCGGCCTGGTCGATCAGGTCGCGTTGCTGAGGCAGGGCTCGCAAATTGATGGCGGCGTCGCGCATGGCATCTCCAAATGAATACACAACAGATACACGAATCCTAACCGGATGTGTAGCTGATGTCAACACAAGATCGGAATTGACCGCTGCATGAATGCCCAGTTACAGCCAGCCAAGATCGCAAGGCAATACGCCGAGCAGGTGGTGGCCGGAGAAATCCTTGCCTGCCGATGGGTGCAGCGCGCCTGCCAGCGATAACTGGATGACCTCGCCAAGTTCAAAGGAAAGGCCAGCCCGTACAACTTCAATCCGAAGCTCGCAGACAAGGACGGCCGCAGTTTTTACCCGGCAGACAACCTCTGCGCGTTCATCGAGCGACTGCCCCATGTAAAGGGGCCGCTGGCTGGCGAGCCGAT